GTGCGCGTCCTGTCCTCACGGGAGTACGAGGACTACACGGCGATCCAGTCCGCCATCAACACCGTGCAGACCTGGCGGGACGGCGGCGATGTGCTGGAGATCGTGCGCCTGCATACATGGATCTGGCCGCGCGAGAGCCTGGAGTCCGCTGCCAGACAGGTACACGTGAGCACATCCACGGCCAAGCGGATGTACAGCCGCTTTGTCTACGAGGCAGCGCGGGCAATGGGCTACCGCAAAAGTTGAGCTAACAGAGCCTAAAATCTGTGCTACAGTGATAGCGTGAAGAATTGGAGGGAACAGGATGCAGCCATGGGCCGCACGCTTTTACGCGTCCGGGCGCTGGAAGAAATGCCGCGCCGGGTATATCAAGTTCCGCCGGACCATCGATGGCGGGCTGTGCGAAGAGTGCCGGGACAAGCCGGGCTACATCGTCCACCACAAGCGGGCGCTGACACCGGACAACATCACCGACCCGGACGTCAGCCTGTCCTACTCCAACCTCGAGTTCGTCTGTAAGAACTGCCATGATCAGTTTGACGGTCACGGCGTCGCAAGATCTCTGACGCAAAAAATTTTCTTCGACGCCGCCGGAGACCCGATCCCCCCCGTCACGCGAGGCCGGGGCGCCGGCTAGATCACCGCACGCCCTACCTCGGAAGAATACGCAGGCCGTTCACGAGGCCCCCCTACAAAAGCGCGGCGATAAGTAATCTACGCGCACGCGCGGACAGACGGCAAAAAACACGCGAAAAGGAGGCGGTTTTTGTGGCGAACAGGCAGGAAAAGACAAAGGAACAGCGTATCCGCGCCGAGAAGGCCAGACTCCGGAGGATATACAAGCTTCTGCCGAAGGAAGCGGCCGGGACTGTCGCAGGCCTCATCGATCAGGCGGCATTTATGCGCATCGAGTGCGAGGACATGGCGGACGACCTGCGGGAAAACGGCTGGACGGAGCTTTTTCGCCAGTCCGAACGTCTCGACCCGTATGAGCGGGCGCGCCCAATCGGGCAGGCGTACAACTCCACGAACGCAAATTACCAGAAGATTATCAAGCAGCTGACGGCGCTGCTGCCGAAGCCGGACACCGCGCCAAAGCAGGAGGACGACGGCTTTGCAAGCTTTGTCCGGGAGCGTGACGAGGAATGAAACTCACGCGCTACCCGGAGACCTACAACCCCATCCTAGAATACTGGCAGGCTATCCAGGGCGGCCGCGAGGTCGTCAGCCTGAAAGTCCAGAAGACCTACCGGCACGTTGTAGAGCAGCTGGAAAACACGGATTCCGAGTTTTACTACTCGCCGCGCCGCGCCAACCACGTCCTCGAATTTTTTGAAAACTACTGCCACCACTCCAAGGGCAAGGCGGGCGGCCAGCTCGTCCGGCTGGAGCTATGGGAAAAAGCGCTGCTGGCGACTGTCTTCGGGTTTATCGACATCGAGGGAAACCGGCAATACCGCGAAGCAATCCTCATTGTCGGCAAGAAAAACGGCAAGTCGCTGCTGGCCTCAGGCGTCGGCCTGTATTTGCAGCTGGCGGACGGCGAAGCAGGCCCGGAAGTCTACGCGGTAGCCACAAAGCGGGACCAGGCGAAGATCATCTGGCAGGAAGCAAAGCGCATGGTGCAGAAATCGCCGGCGCTACGCAAGCGGACGCGCTGTCTGGTCGGCGAGGTGGACAGCGATTATAACGACGGCGTATTCAAGCCGCTGTCCTCTGACAGCGACACGCTCGACGGCCTGAATATCCATGGGGCCATGATGGACGAGCTCCATCAGTGGAAAAACGGCAGACCGCTGTACGACATCGTTGCCGACGGCGATCAGGCCCGCGCGCAGCCGCTGCGATTTATCACCTCCACCGCCGGCACCATTCGAGAAGACATCTACGACGAAAAATACGAAGAGGCCGAGCGCATCATCAACGGCTACGAAGATCCGGACGGGTACCACGACCCGCGCCGGATCGCGTTTATTTACGAGCTCGACAAGCGCAGCGAGTGGACGGACCCGGACTGCTGGAAAAAGGCAAATCCGGGCCTCGGGACGATCAAGAGCTACACGGCGCTGAAAGAGCGGGTCGAGCGGGCGGAGAAAAACCCGGCGCTCGTGCGGAACCTCGTCTGCAAGGATTTCAACATCCGCGAGACCTCCAGCGAAGCCTGGCTCAACTTCGAGCAGCTCGACAACCGCGACACCTTCCAGCTCGACAGGGAAAACCGCCGCCTGATCTGGCAGCATTACATGGCGGACGGCAAGACGCAGGAGCGCGTGCTTTCCTACCCGCGATACGGCATCGGCGGCGCGGATCTGTCCAAGACCACCGACCTGACGGCGGCGAAGGTCCTGTTCCAAGTGCCGGAGCTGCCGGAGATCCTGTTTGTGCTGCAGATGTACTGGCTGCCGCAGGACCTTTTGGAAAAGCGCGTCACGGAGGACAAGATCCCCTACGACAAGTGGCATGAGCGCGGGCTGCTCCGCCTGTCCGAGGGCAACAAGATCCGCTATGAGGACGTAAAAGCATGGTTCATCGAGGTTCAGGAAGACCTCGATATTTTTATCCCCTTTATCGGGTATGATGCGTGGTCTGCGTCTTATTGGGTGGACAGCATGGCGGACTATTTCGGGGCCGAGGCCATGATCGCCGTGCATCAGGGCGTGAAGACCTTGTCAGAGCCCATGAAGCGCTGCGGAAACGACCTCGAATCCAAGCGCATTATTTACAATAACCACCCGATCGACAAGTGGAACCTCGCAAACACCGCCTACGACGAGGACAAAAACGGCAACATCCAGCCGCACAAGACGAGCAAGTCCACGCGCCGCATCGACGGCACGGCGGCCCTGCTCGACGCCTACACGATCTACGACCAGAAGCAGGCGGAATACACCAGTATGCTCTAGGAGTGAGACAATGGGATTTTTTAAAAACCTCCTGACGAATATCACGACGACCAAGCGCGTCTCGACCGTTCAGATGGTGCAGGAGCGCGGAAATGGCTTTTACAGCTACAACGGCAAAATGTATCAGTCCGATATCGTCCGCGCCTGCATCCGACCCAAGATCAAGGCAATCGGCAAGCTGACGGCCAAGCACATCCGGGAGACCATCACCGCCCAGACGCGGAAGATCGCCGTAAATCCGGAGCCGTATATCCGGTTCCTGCTCGAGGAACCGAACCAGTACATGACCGGCCAGATGCTGCAGGAAAAGCTGGCCGCACAGCTGGTGCTCAACAACAACGCCTTCGCGGTCATTCTGCGGGATGAAAACGGCCTGCCGAACGCCATTTTCCCGGTCGCGGCCATGCAGGCCGACGCCGTTTACGACGCGGGAGGCAACCTGTACCTGAAATTTTACATGCAGAACGGCAACGTCCTGACGTTTGCCTATGACGACATCATCCACCTGCGCGGGGATTTCTACGAGAACGACATTTTCGGCGACCCCATCGCCCCGGCCATCGTGCCGCTCATGGAAATCGTAACGACGACGGATCAGGGCATCGTCAAGGCCATCCGGAATAGCGCCGTCATCCGCTGGCTTTTGATGTTCGCATCCTCCATGCGCGCGGAGGATATCAAGAAGCGCGCGCAGGACTTTGCTGACAGCTTCCTCAATGTTTCCAACGGCACGGGCGTCGCGGCCGTCGACGCAAAGGCCGAGGCCAAGCAGATCGACCCCAAGGACTACGTCCCGAACGCCGCCCAGATGGATAAGACCACGCAGCGCATCTATGCCCTGTTCAATACCAACCCGCACATCGTCACATCCATTGCGACGGAGGATGAGCAGAACGCCTATTTTGACGCCGAGATCGAGCCGGTTTTGAAGCAGCTGAGCGGCGAGTACACCCGCAAGCTCTTCTCCCGCCGCGAGCGTGGCTGCGGCAACCGCATCGTCTTTGAGGCGTCCGCGTGGGACTTCGCGTCGACCTCGACCAAGCTCAACCTCCTGCAGATGGTCGACCGCGGCGCGCTGACGCCGAACGAATGGCGTCGCGCCTTTAACCTCGCGCCGGTCGACGGCGGCGACAAGCCGATCCGCAGGCTGGACACGCAGCCGGTCGACCGGAACGCCACGCAGAAAGGAGATGAAACCGCATGAAGATCAGCATTCGCGGGCCCATCGTGTCCAGCAACCAGCACCGCTTTTATCAGTGGTACGGCATGGAGGCGACGAGCCCTAAATCCGTAGCCGACGCGCTTGCATCCGGAAACGGTGAGCGGGCAGAGGTCGAGATCAATTCCGGCGGCGGAGAGATCTTCGCCGCGAGCGAGATCTACACCGCCCTGCGCAATTACGCGGGCGGCGTCCACATCCGCATTGTAGGACTCGCAGCCTCGGCCGCGTCCATCATCGCTATGGCGGGCGAGTCGGAAATGACACCGACCGGCATGATGATGATCCACAACGTCCAGACCGAGGCCAGCGGCGATTACCGCCAGATGGAGCACACCGCAGGGACGCTGCGCGACGCCAACCACGCCATTATCTCGGCCTACGTCACCAAGACCGGCAGGCCGGAGGCGGAGATCGCCGCCATGATGGACGCCGAGACGTGGGTCACGGCGGATCGGGCCGTCGAGCTCGGCCTCGTCGACCGCGTGATGCAGCCGGATACCGGCCAGAAGCCGCTGGCAGCGGATTTTTATTCCGGCATGCTCAGCGAAGACGCGCTCCGGCGCGCGGAAAACTTTTTAAAAGGTCAGGCCGCAGAGCCTGATTTTTTTATGCCCGAACGGGCGCAGGCAGAAGCAAAACTGAAATTTTTAAAACTCAAAGGAGAATTGAAATGACAAAGGAAATTTACAACATCCAGCGCCAGCAGCTCATGGACGACGCCCAGAAGCTGCTGGACGAAAGCAAGACCGCAGAGGCACAGGCCAAGATGAAAGAAGTCGAGGCCCTCGACGCCAAGTTTGAGGAGGAAGCCAAGATCCAGGCAAACCTCAACGCCCTCGTGGGCGTGAAGATCGCCGCACCGGCAGCAGACCCGCAGACCATCGTCATGACCGGCAGCGCCAAGCAGCAGACCATCGTGAACCGCTTCGACACCGACGAGTACAAGAATGCGTTCATGAACCTCGTGCTGGCTGGAAAGCCCATTCCGGCCGAACTCACGAACGTGGACGCCAACACCAAGACGACCGACACCGGCGCGGCCATCCCGACCACAACGCTCCAGAAGATCTACGAGAAGATCGAAGCGACCGGTATGATTCTGCCGCGCGTCACGCGCACCTCCTATCAGGGCGGTGTCAGCGTGCCAACCAGCTCGGCCAAGCCGACCGCGACGTGGGTATCCGAGGGCGAAGGCTCCGACACGCAGAAGAAGGTGATCGGCTCCATCACCTTCGGCTACTACAAGCTCCGCTGCGCGATCCGCATGTCGCTCGAGGTGACGATTACGACCTACCCGATGTTCGAACAGCAGTTCGTCGCAAACGTCGCCGAGGCTGTTGTTAAGGCCGAGGAAAAGAGCGTCATTGACGGCTCCGGTTCTGGCCAGCCCAAGGGCATCCTGAAGGAGACCGTCGCGACCGGCCAGAACATCGATATCGCCGCCGCGGCCACGGCCCTGACTTACAAGGACCTTGTCGACGCGGAAGCCGCCCTGCCGCAGGCCTACGACGCCGGCGCTGTCTGGTGCATGAGCAAGAAGACGTTCATGCAGCAGATCGTCGGCATGGTCGACGACAACAAACAGCCGGTCGCGCGCGTGAACTACGGTCTGAACGGCAAGCCGATCTATTCCATCTTTGGCCGCGAGATCGTCCTCGTCGGCGACTACCTGCCGACCTTCACCGCGACGGTGACGGCGGACACGATCTTCGCCTTTATCTTCGACTTCAAGGACTACCTCTGGAACGAGAACCTTGGCATGACGTTCCGCTCCTACACCGACGAGAAGACCGACGACAAGGTGACTGTGGCCGTCGCGCTGGCCGACGGCAAGTGCGTCGACGTCAACAGCCTCGTCACGCTGACCAAGAAGAAGGCCTGACGGCGCGCGGCCAACAGGGAGGGATAACCAATGGCTTTGATCAACGTTGCAAAAACCGCCCTGCGGCTGACCACAAACGCCCTTGATGACGAGCTCGCCGACGAGATCGACGCCTGCCTTCTGCGCCTGCATCTGGCAGGCGCGGACGGCGCGGAGGAAGACCCGCTTGTAAAGGACGCCGTCCGCGCCTACGTCCGCTGGCAGCATGATTTCTGCGGCCGGGGCGAGGAATGGAGGACCTGCTTTGCAGATATCCGCGACGCTATGGGGCTGTCCGACGATTACAGGGCAGTCCAAGCCAGCGGCGGAGCAGGAGGTGCTTGCTGTGATCTTTGACACGCAGATCACGCTGCGCCTGTTCTCCTACCCCATCGTAAACGGCCAGACGACGGAAAAGCTCGAGCGAGAAACCACCGTCTGGGCTGCCCGCAAGTCCGTAAACCGCGCCGAGTATTATCAGGCCGCGCAAGCCGGCAAGCGCACGGACGCAATTTTCCGCATGCACAGCGCGGAATACGGAGGCGAGCAGAAGCTCGTCTGCGGCTCCGACGTCTTTGACGTCGTCCGCAGCTACGGGCAGGAAACAGAGGAAACCGAGCTGACCTGCAAACGGAGGGACGGCGCATGATGATCTATGAGGCGCTATCAAGCATGGGCGTTCCGGTCTGCCACCCGCCGTACAAGGGCGCGGAAGAGACCTACATCACCTATCAGCTGCTCGGCCAGTCCGGGCAGCTCTACGCCGAGGGCGGAGAGGCCGAGACCGGCGTGCAGTACGCCGTTTCCATCTTTGCCGAGGGATTTGCCGCCGATCTGCTCCAGCGCACGAAAGCCGCGCTGGAGGCCGCAGGCTACATTGCTACCGTCGACATGGAGACCTACGACAAGGAGACGGGCCGCACGCAGATCGCGCTCATCGCCGAGACGGAGGGCGCGGAATATGGCTAAGATCTCGTTTTCAGGCACGGATGAGCTCATGGCGACGCTCCAAAAGGCCAACGCATTTGACGACGAAACGCAGCAGGAGCTTTTATACGCCGCCGGGGATATCATCGTCGAGGAACTGCAAAAAATGGTAAAGGCGAGCGGGTTTCAGACCGAGGCATATGCATCTAGCGTGAAATACCGCAAAACCATCAAACGCGACAAAAACGGAGACCCGTACATCTCCATCACCGCAGTCGGCAAAAACGAGCACGGAACGCGCAGGGCGACCGTGCTTTTTGTTTTGAATTACGGCCGCGCGAAGGAGTACGGGCAGATCACAGGAACTTATTTTTGGACAAAGGGCGTCAGGAACGCGCAGAAGCGCGTAAACGCGGAGCTCGAAAAGATCCTCACACAAAAGCTGAAAGAAAGGGGCCTATTGTAAATGCCTAGTTTTGACTTACGCGGCATCCGGGCGGGAAAGTATAAAAACACGTCCGGCACCGTGACCTACACAGAGCCGACCGACGCCGGTGACGCCATGAGCGCGCAGCTGGAACTCAAGTTCGCCGAGGGCCGCCTGTACGCGGAATCCAAGCTTGCCGAGTATATCAAGCTTGCCACCGGCGGCACGATCTCGCTGGCTGTCAAGTACATCAAAAAGGCCGCGCAGGCCATGCTCTACGGCTGCACATCCGATACGAGCAAGGAAAATCTGAAATTCTCGGCAAAAGACATCGCAAACTATGTCGGCGTCGGCTTTTACGCGCCGGATAAGATCGACGGCGTGACCAAATACACCTGCGTCTGGGTGCCGAAAGCGCTGTTCGGCCCGCCCTCGATGAGCTATCAGACCAAGGGCGAGAACATCCAGTTCAACACGCCGACCACGACCGGCGAATTCCTCGCGGACGATTCCGCCGACGAGCTGCTGCTCGAGACCGAGACCGTCGACACCGCGGCGGAGGCCGTTGCCTGGATCAAAGGGAAGCTGGGTGAGACATGATGGAAACGACCAAGCTCGAAACCGTAGATTATGAATTTGAAGGCCGGGTGTACCGGCTGACCTGCAACATGAACGCCATCGCATACGTGCAGGACGAATACGATGGAAATCTTGTGCAGGCGCTGGATCGGATCCATGGGATCAAAAGTACGCTGGCGTTTCTCGCTGGTATGCTGACGGACGCAGCGGATTCACAGGGGATCACCGATGAGAACGGACTGCCGCTGGTATTTACGCGGAAGCAGCTGGGCCGAAAGCTCACGCTCGCGCAGACCGTGGAGGCCGGAAAGCTGATCTATCCGCTGGTTCGGGCCGAAGTATTGAAGAACGCGGGGGCCGAAACGAAACCGCAGGAAGACGAAAAAAACTGACACAGCCGGGGGAACCGAAGCCGAACGGCTTTGATTTCCCCGGCTATCTTGCCATCTGGCTTTTCCGGCTACACCTGCCGGAGCGGGATTTCTGGAAGACCATGAGCCCGCGCCGCCTGACGATCCTGCTTGACGCACTGGAGCCGCCCAAAAAGCCGGAAGAGCCGAAGAGCCTCTCGGCCTACATCAACGGAGGCACGTAATATGCCAAATATCAACACAAGATTTACGCTTTCGGGCGAAAAAGAATACAAACAGGCCATTTCCGAGATCGGCAACGGCATGAAGGTGCTGGACTCGGAAATGCGCAAGGTATCCTCTGCCTACGCGCAGAACGCGGACAGCGTAGAGGCCCTAAACGCCAAAAACGACGTGCTCGAGCGCAAGATATCCACGCAGGCAGAAAAGATCGAGTATCTGCGTGCCGCCCTGCAGCAGTCCGCCGAGAAATACGGCGAGGCAGACAAGCGCACCATGCAGTGGCAGACAAGTCTCAACAACGCAGAGGCCGACCTCAACAACCTCAACAACCAATTCGACGAAAACAAGAAAAAAATTGAGGAATCCAGCAAGGAGATGGGAAACCTCGGCGACGTGGTGAACGGCCTGACGTCCAAGCTCGGCATTCAGCTGCCGGGCGGAATGAAGTCATCTATGAACGCCATGGGCAGCCTCGATGCGCAGTCACTGGCGCTGGCGGGCGGCTTCGCTGCCGTCGCGGCGGCGATCGTCAAGGTGGAAAAAGCCATGATCTCCATGACGAAGGAGTCCGCAGCCTTTGCCGACAACATCATCACGCTTTCCATGCAGACCGGGCAATCGACACAGCAACTGCAGGAGTTTTCCTACGCAACCGAGCTGATCGACGTATCCGTCGACACCCTGCAGGGAAGCCTGACAAAGCTGACCAACAACATGCAGGACACGATGAACGGCACGGGCAATGCGAAGGCATCCTTTGAGGCACTGGGCGTCTCCGTGACCAATGCCGACGGCAGTATGCGCAGTGCGAATGACGTTTTTTATGAGACGATTGACGCTCTCGGGAATGTAAAAAACGAAACAGAGCGGGACGCCATGTCCATGGACATCTTCGGCCGCTCTGCGCAGGATCTGAATCCGCTGATCATCCAGGGATCGAAAACACTCAAGGCCTACGCTGACGAAGCCCATAACATGGGCTACGTGCTCGACGACGAGGCGCTTTCCGCACTCGGAGCGGTCGACGACGCCTATCAGCGCCTGCAGAAGACGCAGGAGGGCGTCAAAAACCAGCTGGCCGCCGAGTTTGCCCCGTACCTCGAAGAATTCTACGGCGACCTCACCAGCGGGATCAAGACGATCGGCAGCACTCTGCAGCAGTCCGGGCTTGTCGACGCCTTCGGCATGCTGCTCGAAACGGCGGGCGATATCATCGCGCCGATGGATACCCTGTCCAACGATAAGGTCCCGGCGCTGACAAGAGCGCTGCGGCCACTTGCAGAGCTTATGGCAGCCATCGCGGACGCAGGGGACTTTGTATCCGGCCTGCTGTCGCTCGATTTTAACAAGGTCGGAACAGCGCTCGGCCTGAATTACGGCAAGGGCCAGATGTCGAATGTACAGAAGCTCAATACCAAGTGGATGCAGCAGGATACGAACCGCGCGACCGCCGCAAACGGCTACGGCAGCTACTTCGACACCGACACCGGCAAAGCCTACGGCAATATGGAGGCCTACGCCAACGCGCAGTATGAAGCGCTCGTGAGAGCGGGAGACAGCTCCATCCTCGGAAAGTCGCAGGATTTGTGGGTGCAGGAATATCTCAAAAAGCTGCGCGGCAACGCAGCCGGCACGGACAACTGGGCGGGCGGCTGGACGCGGGTGAACGAGAACGGCCTTGAGCGGATCTATCTCCCCTCCGGCTCCCGCATCCAGACGGCCAGCGAGACCCGCTACACCACCGGCGATACCTACAACACCACCGTCTATGTCGACCACGTAGAAGACCTCGACACCATCCTCCGCATCGCCAAAAACGCCAGGATCACAACCAGAATGGGGGCGAAGTAAATGGGCGTTTTAACGCTTTACGCAAACGACTCCGCAGTCATTGACTACAGCGCGCCGAACACGAACTATTACGGAGCCACAGAGACAGACGAATATGGGCGGCCCATGTACTTCACGTTCGCCCCGACCGCGGATCAGATAGCAGCGATCAGGTATCACAAGATCACGGCTGTCACGTTCTACCTGTACATGTCGTACAGATATAATGCGAGCAATGCGGGAGTCACGATCGCGATCCTGCACGAATCAATAGATCTGCAGAAGATCACGTACAACACTGAGCCTTTTGTCTACGGCGGATACAAAATCAGTGGCCCATTGAGCCTTGAACCAAGCGGATATTATAACAGGGCGGTGGAACTCAAAGCGTCGGAACTGAAGAATCTGCTGACGTATGGAGCAAAAGCAACCACGAGCGGGAAAACCGTGCAGACGGCAAAATCGTCGCACAAGCCGTATATCGAGATCACATACGAGGATACGACCGTAACGCCGGAACTCAACGCAAAGAGCGGCGTGGGCGTGCTGGCGTCGGAAATTGCGCAGACCATCGAATGGTATTATCACTGGGATAGCTATTCTGCCTATGATTTGCCGACCATTACCGCGCAGCAGTTCCGCTGGAGGGTAAAAAACTCCAGCACGGTCCATACGATCGATCTGGGCGCGAATGACACAAGCGTGACGATCGCTGCTGGCGAGTTTCCGGTTGGTGAAAATGAGTGGGCCGTGCAGGTGACGACCTCGTTGGGCGTGACCACACTATCCTCGTGGTACAGGTTTGAAGTAAAGAACCCAATCATTTCCGGGATGTCGCCGGGAGCTGGGGCCTATACGCCAAAGCACGCTGCAGGAGTCTTTTCGTGGGACGTTCAACAAGAAGCCTTATACTCGCCTGTATCCGTCGAGCAGAAAAGCGCGACACTCTACTGGCGGAAAACCGGCACAACGACCACACATAGCATTGCCATTTCCGGCTCGAAGAAGAGCTATACCATGCCGGCAGAGACGTTTTCCGACGAGTCCGTCGACTGGATGGTCACGGCGATCACCGCAGGTGATCTGACGGCAACGTCTGCCTGGGTGACGGTCTCAACGACCGAGGCCACGCCGTCCTGTAAGGCGATCTCCCCGGCGGGCATCGTCATCGACGCCACCATCGTCAACCGATTCAGCTGGCAGCACATCATTTCCACCGGCACGCCGCAGAGCAAGGCGGATCTGCAGTGGTCCGCCGACGGCACGACGTGGAACACGCTCACGACTGTCACGGGCGAGAATCAGTATTACGACGTGCCCGCGAACACCTTCACGAGCGGGACGAAATACTGGCGCGTGCGCACCTACAACACCGACGGCACGGCCTCGGCGTGGAGCGAAAAGGCCGAGTTTATCGCCATCAACGCCCCATCGGCCCCGTCCATCGTCATCCAGACCACCGGCCCGCGCCCGCGCATCACCTGGCAGACCTCTGAGCAGGAGGCCTATCAGCTGACGCTCTCGAGCGGCTATGCCTCCGGCACGGTCTACGGCACGGAGAAGGCATGGCGCTCGCCGGTCTACCTCGCAGACGGCAGCTACACCGTCCGCGTCCGCGTGCAGAACAAGTACGGCATGTGGTCCGAGTGGTCTGCGGCCGCGCTGCCCATCTCGCACACCGAGGGCGAGGCCATCAACCTGACCGTCACCGCCGGCCATGAGGCCGCGCTCACCTGGCAAACCGCCGGGAGCTACAATTTTTACCTCGTCGAGCGGGACGGCGTGGCCATCGCCCGCACCGTCCAAAAGCAGTACATCGACCACACCAGCATCGGCAGCGTCACCTACCGCGTCCGCGGCTGCTACGACGAAAGCGACAACTACGGCGTGTCCAATTCCGACACCGCCGAGATCCTGCCCGAGACCAACATGATCTGCGACCTCGAGACCGGCGTCTGGCTCGAGATGCGCCTGTCCGAAACGCAGCTGCGCACCAACCGCACCAGCTTCTCGGCCGGTGTCTCGACCGTCCATCTGGCGGGACTTGCCTACCCCGTCGAGGAGCGCAGCGAGCAGCGTGACCACGCCCTGTCCGTCGCCTGCGCCTGGCCGCACGCGCAGCGGGCCGCCGCCCTCGCGCTCGAGGCCCTTGTCGGCCGCCTCGTCTGCCTCAAAGACCGATACGGAAACATGGCCATCGGCTCGCTCCCGTCGCTCGAGAGCAACTGCGACGAGTTCATGCGCCGCTATTCCTTTACCATCTCGCACACCAACCGGGAGGAGGCGATCACCCTTGACCCGTGACGTCCGCTTCCGCGTCGACGTGCTCAGAAACGGCGCACCCATCACCCACCTCCAATGGGACACCGGCAGCGCCCCGCAGATCATCGCCAGCCGCGACGCGACGATCCACACCAGCATCAAGGGCACCTTCCTCGTCAACGACGCGGTCGACTACCTCTCCGACGAGCTCCAGCCTGTCATGACCATCGACGGGCAGGAGACGCCCCTCGGCATCTATCAGGCCGCGACCCCGAGCATCAAGGGCGCGGCCGGTCAGAAGCGCGTCGAGGTCGAGGCCTACGACCGCTGCTGGCGCGTCTACAGCAACCGCACCGAGACCATCCTGCACCTGTCCGCCGGTGCGTCCTATCTCACCGAGATCCGCAAGCTGCTCACCGCCTGCGGCGTCGCGCTCGTCATTGCGACGCCGTCGGACGCGACGCTGCAGACCGACCGCGAGGACTGGGATGTCGGCACGAGCTACCTGACCATCGTCAACGACCTGCTGGCCGAGATCAACTACAACAGCCTCTGGTTCGACGCCTCCGGCGTCGCCCGTCTCGAGCCCTATCAGGAGCCGAGCGCGCAGAACATCGACTGGTCCTACGGCACGACGGACCTCTTCCTTCCGGAACGGCATCCGGGGCCGAACTTCTCAGATGAGGAAGACATCTTCGACGCGCCGAACGTCTTCATATGCGTCTGCTCCAACCCGGATCTGGAGCAGCCCATGGTCGCAACGGCCGTCAACGACAATCCGCAGTCGCGCAAGTCCACCTTCCGGCGGAACATGCGCATCGCCTCGCTCATCAAGGTCGACAACATCGCCTCGCAGGAGGAGCTGCAGGCCTACGCCGACCGCATGCGCAACGAGTCGCTCCTTTCCGCCCGGGCCATCACGTTTTACACGCTCAATGACCCCGGCCACGGCATCGGTGACGTCCTCGCGCTCACGCACGACGACATAGGCGGCATTTACCTCGAGACCGGCTGGCAGATGCAGCTGTCAGCCGGAAGCCTGATGACACACTCTGCAAAAAGGACGGTGATCGCGTAAATGGAAGGCGTCGACAGCCTGTACACCGAAGAACCCGAAGAGCAGCAGACCGAAGAACAGCAGCAGCCGTTCCAGCTGGCCGTCATTGCGACGGTCGAGGAAGACGGCCTGACCCTCACGCCTGACGGCGCGGAGGAGCCGACCGAGAAGCATTTTAAATGCAACACCGGCATCAACTTCGCCGCCGGACAGCGCGTGGCCGTCCTCGAACTGTCCGGCAGCAAGGTCGTCATGTTCCCGATCGGCAGCCCTGGCGCGGACGCGCCGGCGAAGATTCCGCCCGGCGGCACGGCCGGGCAGGTGCTCCAAAAATCGTCCGACAACGACTACGCGCTCACCTGGGGCAGCATCACCGGCCTTCTGCCGACCGGAGGAACGAGCGGACAGATCCTCAAAAAGTCAGGCAACGCCGACTACGCCGTCGAATGGGGCGACATCAACGGTGCTCTGCCTTCCGGCGGAACGACGGGCCAGGTGCTCAAAAAATCCAGCGCCACCGACTACGCCGTCACCTGGGGCAGCCCCGACGGTATCCTGCCGACCGGCGGCACCGATGGTCAGGTCCTGCTCAAAAACGGCGCGAGCAACTACGCCGCAAAGTGGGGCAGCATCACCGGCGCGCTCCCGACCGGCGGCACATCCGGTCAGGTGCTGAAAAAATCCAGCACCACCAACTACGCTTGCACGTGGGGCAACGTCGACGGCACGCTTCCGAGCGGCGGCACCGACGGCCAGGTGCTCCTGAAAAACGGATCGACGAACTACGCCGCGAAGTGGGGCACGGTATCCGCCGCAGAACTCAAGAGCGGATACAATTCACTGGAGCTGAAAACAAAAACCCTGACGCCGTCCTCGAACGGCTTTGAGATAGGGACATCGAGCTATCCCGTGACAGTCAGGGGAGACGAAATCGTGCTGTATTACAATTCATACCGCTACTGCACCCTTGCGTGCAACTCATCCGGGAAGCTGACCGTCAACGGCACAGCCATCAACTAAGGAGGGCATCATGAAATTATACGACATCGCGCTCGCGGCAAAGCCACTGCAGAAGCTCATCGAACAGGACCTGCCGCTCCGGCAGGCCTATCAGCTCGCCATGCTGGCGACCAGGCTCAACCCAACACTCGAATTCTACGGAAACCAGCTCATGAGCGGGCGGCCGCAGGCGGAGCTGAACGAGCTGGACGCCGACGCGCTCCCCGAGCTGCCGAACATCACGCTTCCGCTCGACCTCGATATCCGGCTTTCCGCCGGGGATATCAAGTGCCTTGAGCCGTTTGTGACCTTCGAAGGAGCTGATAACGCATGATCACCATCCACTGCTCCCGCGCGTGCGCGCATCTGGCGTCGCCGCCGGAGCTTTTGACGGCGGGGATGAGCAAGGCCGTGACGGTGCAGTTCGTCTTCTCGCCCGCATGGGACGGGCTGACGAAGACCGCCGTCTTTACCAACGGCAAGACCACCGTCGACGTTCTGGCGGCGAGCTGGGACGGGGATACTGTTCCTGTCCCGCACGAAGTTCTCGCCGTCCCGGGCCACCACGCCCGCGTGGGCGTCTATGGCGCGGACGAAAGCGGCGTCGTCCTGCCGACCGTCTGGGTGAGCCTCGGCAAGGTCCAGCCCGGCGCGGATCCGTCCGGCGACGCCTCGGCCGACCCGTCCCTGCCCGTCTGGGCGCAGCTGCAGAAGCAGATCGGCGATCTGGACGACCTCAAGACCTACAACAAGGGCAACCTCGTCGACGCCATCAACGAGGCCCGCAGTTCCGGCGGCGGCTCTGGTGGCGGGGGCATCCAGTCGGCACAGATCGACGCGATCCTCGTGATGACAAAATCCGAATATGACGCGCTGGACAAAAAGGACGCGCGGACACTGTATCTGTTGGAGGGATAACATGCTGGCAGTTGGACTCAAACGCATTCTGGAGCTGTTCATCGGCTCCATGGGCATCAAATCCGCCCACCTGGGCACGAAAAACATCTACGAAAGACCGGGCGGATTTTTGTACATTGAACTCACAAGCGAAGAAAGGGGATAAATCCAGATGGCAAGTTTTTTCAATCTGACACTTGATACGCTGGCACCTGCCGGCCTATCGCTGATCCTGAACGACGGTGCACAGTACGCGACCAGCGCGACCGTCACGGCGAAGATCTCTGTCTCCGACGAGACAACGACGGGATACCAGATGAAGATCTGGGGCACGAAGACGGCGGAGACCGAGGCGGAAGCGTCGTGGGAGACATTCGCCACGACAAAATCCATCACGCTGCCCGACGGCGACGGCCTCAAGACGATCTATGTCAAGATGCGCGACGACGTCGGCAACGAAACGGCCGCAGTCAGCGACACGATCACGCTCAACACGTCGATTCCTGCCGTGACCATCACCGGCCCCGACAAGAGCAGGATCTCGAAGGTCACGGGCTACGATGCAGCGGCGTTCTCCTTCGTCTGCGACGTGGACTTTGAGGAATACACCATTCGCGTCGTCCCGGCGACGAGCAGCCTGCACACGGCGGGCACGCAGATCCCGACGACGGGAGGCTCCACCAACGTCAGCGGCACGGAGGGAGGCTACAAGAAGAACACCGCCATCAACGTCACTGTCAAGGGCGCGGACCTCGAGGCAGCGTCTTCCGGCGACGGCACGAAGATCGTCAAGGTCTTCGTCAAGAACGCCGCCGGGACCTGGAGTGCCGCCTGATGGCCGCGCCGCAGCTGACATTCTCCATCACGGGCAACAAGATCTCGGCGGTCTCGGGGTTCGACTCGATCACCGTTTCCTTCTCGTCGGACATCGCCTACACGGCCTTCGAGTGCCGCGCGACGAAGTCCGGCGAGGATTGGGGCCGCGGGAAGGGCGCTTTGATCGCGTCCTTCTCCCAGACCCCGGCGGGCACGCAGCGCACCTTTGAGGTTTACGACGATTTTCTGCTTTCCGGTGATGGGGAATACCGCATTTCGTTGTTCGCGCAGGGCGCGGACGGCAGCTGGAACGACAACTACGGCTTTATCTCGCTGGGAGAGTCGCAGGCGCTGAAGACCGCGGACGGCGAGGATTTTCTGTGTATGAAGGAGTGATCGTATGGCTTACAACAGCCAGTTTACCGGCGCGCAGATCGACGAGGCTATCGCCGACGTGCGCAGCAACAAAGACGCGTGGAACGGAAAGCAAGATGTGATCCTCGCCTCCGGCGCGGCCGTCGGGGACCTGATCAAGGTCAAGGCAGTGGACGCCAGCGGGAAGCCGACGGCGTGGGCGGTGGCCGTGGCGGGCACGGACTATATGAAGACCGGCAACATCACCAAGCAGACGCTGGTCTCCGCGGAGACCACGCCGACCGAGAACATGGCCATCAACTGGCAATATGAGTGAGGAGGCCCCATGGCGCACAAGACATTGATCTCCGGCACGGCCTATTCCGTGACCGGCGGGCGGGAGCTGATCGGCGGCACAGGCTACGGCTGCAAAGCCGGAAAGACCCTTATCAACGGGACGGCGTTTGAGGTCAGATTTGCGGAACTGGTGACAATAAACATCTCTAAGGACAGCAGCACAGGCGATAGCTCCGCGTACATCATTCATAATGGCGTACAGTATTCGAGCGGAGAGATCGAAGTTGAGGTCGGGGATACGATCATTTGCAGCATTCCGAGTCATAGAGGCAAAGGGTCTCTCATAATTGACAACAAAACAATTATAAACGGGGCATCCGTGGTTTCGTATTCTTATGTGGTCGAAAGTAATATACAAATTTACACAACCGCTGATATTTATTACGAAGACGGCAGCAGACGCCCATACTACGATTTTACAATGAAAATCACGACACAGAATTGACAACCGAAGAATAGGAGGAATTTATGGACACCTGGTACATCACGATCGGCGGGCAGGAGATCGAGACGCGGCCGGCGGCCGGCCGTCTGCGCGACGCCGACTGGGGCGGGCGCGAGAGCCGCGCCGTCACCATCGCAAAGAACGCGGTCCCGGACCCGCTGGCGCTGTTCTGCGACGGCGCAGTCTGGGGCATGATCCACCGCTACACCACGGCCGTCCCTGTGCTGGACGCAGAGGGCAACGTCCAGATGAACGAGGACGGAACCGTCAAGAGTACGACCGAGACCGCCGAGGACCGCTACATGGAGGACTACGCGGACTTCACCCTCGCCGGTCCCATCACCGACAACCGCGACGGCACCATCACGGCGAAGATGGGCAAAAAAACGGCCAGCGACGTGCTGGCGGAACTGGAGGCGGCATATGACAGAGGCTAAACTGGCACAGGTAAAGAAAGCAATTACGGACGGCAAGCTCGTGCAGGCCGCAGGCGGCATTACCACAACTGTAACCCAGTCGGACAAGCTGGGCTACGACTGGAAGAACTTCTTCGTCAACGATATCCCCGTGCGCCGGGAGTACATCGAGCAGGCCGTGAAAGCCGGCACGGCGGACAACCCCATCGCATGGGAGCCCGATATGCCCCTCATCCAGAACGCCTACTACACGCACAACGGCGAGATCAAGGTCTGGATGGGCGAGGCCGGGAAAAAGGCAGACTGGACAGATGCGGCCTTTGTGCCGATCTGATAAACGCAGAAGGGAGAAAATCAGATGGACCTGCAGGATCTGAACGTTGCCGTCGCGGAGATCCGCGGCAATGTCGACCGGAACACCGGCCGGATCAAGGATCTCGAGAAGAAGACCGACGCCGTGGCCAAGCTGGCCGAGGCCGTCGCCGTCATGGCCGAGCACATGAAGACGCTCGACGACAAGATCGACGGCATGCAGACGAGCGTCAACAGCCTCACGGCCAAGCCCGCGAAGAACTGGGATGCGCTGGTCAAAATCGCGCTGACCGCGCTGGTGTCCGGCCTCGTCGGCTGGGCGCTGAGCAAAATTCTGTAACACGCGCCGCAAGGCGTGAAATTTGAAAGGAGAAAAATACTTATGAACGCAAAATGGTGGAAAGCCGCGGGCATCCGCGCACTGAAAACGGTATGCCAGACGGCAGTCGCAACTATCGGCACGAGCGCGATCCTGTCCGAAGTCAACTGGATCGCCGTTGCCTCCGCCTCGGCGCTGGCGGGCATCCTGTCTTTGCTGACGAGCGTGGCAGGTCTGCCGGAGGTCAAGGAGGAATGAAGACGATGCCGCCGCAGATCGTAGACAATTTCACAAGCGTCAACATCTACCGGGGCGGCAATAAGCCGCAGTATCTGGTCATCCACTTCTTCGGGGCCCTCTCCAGCGCCTATGGCGCGTCGGAGTGGTTCAAGGCCCCGGAGGCGATGGCGTCCGCGCACTACTGCGTGGATGAGAAGGACGTCATCTACCACTGCGTGCCGGATACCGACATGGCGTGGCACTGCGGGGCCGTGGGAGGCCTGCACTACCGGCATCCGAAGTGCCGCAACTGCAACTCCATCGGCATTGAGCTGCGCCCGCAGAAGCTCGACAGCAGCCGCCTGAACGCGAACGACAAGGACTGGTACTTCGACCGCCGCGTCATCGAAAACGCCGTATGGCTCACCGCAAAGCTCATGCGGCAGTACAACATCCCGCTGGAGAACGTCATCCGCCACTATGACGTCACCGGAAAGATCTGCCCGGCCCCGTTTGTCGGACCGGCGCATAACATCTACTACGGCACCTCCGGCGACCGCCAGTGGCAGGAATTCAAGGCAAGACTGCAGGAGGAAACAGCCATGAGATACGAAAAGCTGCGGGACGTCGACAACCAGACGTACCGCCAGACGCTGGACAAGCTGGTCAGCAAGGGCCTGCTTAAAGGAAAGGGCGGCACGGGCGAAGACCTGACGCTCGATCTGAGCGAGGACAACGTCCGCATGCTCGTCATTCTGGACCGCACCGGCGTCTTTGACCGCTGACCCGCCCGGGCGGCGGGCCGAAGGGAGTGACGAAAGCATAACTGCGCGGCTGGCTCTGCCGAAGGAGCTGGAACACCTCACGCGCAGCGACTGGGAGCGCGTCACTGACGAGGGACTTTTGGACGTGATCGATCAGCAGATCGTGAAGCTTTATATCGTGCGCAGGCTCCCGCAGCTGGACGCCGCCGCCGAGATCGGCGTCGACCGAAAAACCATCTCCCGCCGCCTGCCGCACATCTACAACACCGCCCGCCGCCTGGCACAAAGCAGCCCGCCCTGAGCATTACGCTCCGGGCGGGCTCTTTTACATTCAAATCATATTTTTTCGGCCGAAGGTTGCTCTGCTGGCATGTTTTGCCGCATATACGCATCGATCCATTTGCGGATCAGTTCATTCGGGGTCGTGCCGTTGGCTTTCGCCGTAGCCTTAAAGGTTTCCGCGATCTCCCGTTTTAGCTTGCAGGGGATCACGGACATATTTTCCGCATCCCACTTGTTGCGAGTGCGCTTTTGCGCATCAGTTGGCATTCCTTGCCGCCTCCTTTTCTGAATCATAAAAAATGAATATGGATTTCTCCGCTTCTGATTTTTGTGTTGAGAAACGCGGCCTCTGGATTCGGGGCGTTCTCAATGCTTTTCTTGCATAAATAAAGTACGATCTGCAAAGCCTGTCTGTGCGCGGCAAGCTCGGCGTTTCTCAACTCCAAAGTTGTGATCATGGCTCTGCGGATCTCTGGATTATCATCCGATAGATTTTTCAGCGCTTCGCTTACCGTATGAGATAAGCTCGAACGAACCGTTTTTTCTCCAAGATGGATTGGGATGCCGATGGTTTTGCCGGTTTCTTTGAGATACAGCAGCCGCAGCTCGTGGTCGCCGCTATTTACATCATCCTCAAGATGCACAAACACACCGTGGCACGGAGAATCAATATACCGAAAGCCGTCGGCGAATTGCACATAAAAAGATCGGTACGGAATATGGTACAGCGCCTTGCTATCGATCTCAAGCTCCTCATCTTCTTGTGCAAACAATCGTTTCTGCAAAGAACGGCCGACAATAAACACATCCTTGTTTTCAATCCATGGTGCAAGGGCGGCGATCTCTTGCGTTGCCTTTGTGGCGGCAGAAATGTTTTCGTATGTGCCAGGAGAATCGCCCATCACAATCGCCATTGCCGCGGACATTGGTGCATAGCACCATTGATTCCATCTCGGAAGCCCGTTCTTGCCGTTCATTTCATGGAACAGTTTCATTTTCTCCCAGGCATCAGGGTATTCTTCTGTTACTCTCTGCAACAGAGCAAGCGGTGGGTATGATGGATCAATTCGCATTCTTGATCTCCTCCACCTTTTCCTTGTACGCTGCCAGCGCGGACTTGTAGTTTTTTATGGCTGAAACATCTTCATCGGAAATACTTGTTTCCGTATTATCCAAGTAAATGCGCCAGTTTCCGGGCCTTCCATAGAATTTCCCGTTCCAGCGTCCTGCCGGGTAGCATACAGGGCGTTCCGGCTTTTCGAGCGCTGCTATTGCGCTCGCAACAGCGGCGCCGTCTTCTGCGAGGTGCTTTGCCATATCGCAGAAGAGCATATGATCCATCTGCGTGAAAGAGTTCTTGGATTCGAGTTCAGGGATGATCTCTTTCAGCGAGCGGATCGCATCGGAAACAGCAGAGGAAACGGCTTCTGAAAATTCTTTTGCAGTGGTATATTTGGGCGCCGGAAGTTCCTTGCTCCAACACGCGTTGAATCGAGTTCCCATATCCAGAATGCCGGACAATCCTGTTTCAAACGGAACATCCCAGCGATAGCCGCGAGATTTGAGTGCATCCTTCACGGGCCGGGTGTCCCCGGTAATGGAGATCACGATCTGTGCATTGAGAGCATCAAGCCCAACGAGCGCCGTGATCGGATTCTTCGATTCTTCGGAACGCATACGCTTTGCGTAGCAGGCAGGGCATTCCGTATAGTGGTCTGCCGCCCACAGGGCCCAGCTATCAGCTTCGGCGCGGAGCCCTTTGTTGGCCGTTCTCGTAAATTCTGTTCCGCATGTTTCACATTTGCAGTAAGCTGTTGCTTTTGCCATGATATTTGCCCCCTCATTTTTATTATACTGCTCCAATGCGGTTGCACCGGAGCAGTTTTTGTTGGAATGGAATGTGGTGGATCTAAAACTCAGATCTTCTCGCCGCAGCATACGCGATACTGGATCTCTGCGGGTATATTGTGTTCAGTCCGCCCGCAATACCAACGGGAGAGTATCTCGCCGCTATCATCGTAGCTGGCTTTTTCGGCCAGCTTAAGAAGCCGGCTTGCAGAGTTCGAGCGGTGGAAGAAAAACATCTGGCCGTTTTCGTCGTATGCCTTAAAGAAGTATTTATACTGTTTCATTTTGTGTTCCTCCTGCATTCATTTTTGATCTCCGGATCTCGCCTTGTTTTATCTTATGGCTATATTATATACTGTAATACCGTATATGTCAAGGGGTTTTCAAAATATTTTATAAAAAATAAAAACAAAAATCCACGCAAATGGGACAGAACTGTCCCGGAAGTGTCCCACAGATGTCCCCCTCGGGAATCGGGGAAGCGGTAGACTGAGGATAGGAGCTGGCCAGCTTACTACTTTGAATCCGGAGGATTTTTTATGGAATACGCAAGCAAGGGACTCGCAGGGACCGCGCTGGGCTTTGGCATCGGCGGCGCCGCGCTGGGTCTGGCAAACGGCGGGCTCGGCAATCTGCTGGGCGGCCTCGGACAGAACAACCGGGCGGCTGCCGCAGAAGTGACGGCGGCTGCGGCAACGCCCGCCATGGCAGCGCTGGCCGCTGCGCTGGCTTCGCGCCAGCAGGAGCCGACATGCAGCGAGAACATGCCGGTCACGCGCTACGATCTGGAGCGCGAACAGAAGCTGGCCGCGAAGGACAGCGAGATCGCGCTGCTCAAGGCCAACACGTACAACGACGGCAAGATGCTGGAGATGTACGGTTATATCGACGGGCAGCTCAAGGACGTCCGCGAGGCGCTGTGCAAGCAGGCCGTCCACAACCAGCGCACCGAGGACAGCTTCGCGCTGGTCAAGCAGGACGTCGAGTCCGTCCGCAAGGAAGCGCTTGACGCGGTCAAGATGGAGGCCGAGCGCCGCTGCTGCGGTGACAACTCCATCGTCACCTACGTCAACGCAACCTTTTATCCCAAGCAGGTCGCAGACGTCACCACCGGAACCGCAACCACGGCGCAGACGCTCTATGATCCGCTCCCGAAGTGCGGATGCTGCAACAAGTAAACGCAGGGGGCGGCGATAGCCGCCCCATCCTTAAAGGAGGAAATCTGCAATGACAGTGACGATAGATCAGGCCATGCGCGGCGCGATGCGCTACGCAGACAATGAGGTCATCCCGCACCTGCCGGGCGGCAAGGGCATCGGGGCCGGGATCATGCTGGCGCTCATCATGGAGGGCAGCCGCGAAAAGATCCTTGCGCTGCGCGAGAATCCCGCGTTCAAGATGATGCAGATCTTTGACGACGCCGGAAACATCGACCTCGACAAGCTCTACAACGCGGCCAGGCCGCGCTTTGAAAACAAGCTGACCGTATCCGTCCCGCTGCTGGGAGACATGCGGTTTGACCAAAATGACGTCGACAAAATTTACCGATACATACAGGAGGCGTGAGCATGAAAGAGTATATGGACAAGCTTTACCACAAACTGCACGAGGCCATGGAAAAGCCCGTGACGCTCGGCAGCGCGGAGGAAGTTGGGCTGTACGCGAAGACGATCTGCAGGCTCGAAAAGCTGCACGGGCACCACGACGAGCCGGAGGCGGCCACATTTGATCGCGAAACGGCGATGCAGTGGGCAGCCAACATGCAAAACGCCGACGGCACGACCGGCCCGCACTGGACGATGGAACAGACAACGGCCGTGGCCGAGAGCATGGGCATTCAGGCACCCGTGGTCCCGCGCTGATGTACTCGGACTACTACCCCGTCGCCGTAGAGTTCGGCCTCAACCGCCCGGAGTTCTACGCTGCGCTGGCAAAGGCGTTTCTGCTCGATAAAGACGGACCGGGGCCGGAACAGAAGCTCATGGCGTATTATGAGCATATCGCAAAATAAAGAAATCCCTCCTGTCACCAGGAGGGATTTCCGCTTGCTATAGAATCTATATTTAGATGGGATTCATTCATGCGTACCGAATAAATGTATAACCGTCAATCCGCGAGGGGGTAGAGGGTGACGTGCATGTCGCTGCCGGATTTGGTGTAGGATTTGGTCTGTTTATGGTAGAGGACTTTCTGCAGGACAGTTTTCAGGAGGGCGTTTTTCTCCTGCGGGGATGCGGCAAGCGGGTAGGTCTCGAGGACGCGGCGGACGGCGGGAGCCAGACGGGCGCGGGCCTGCTTGGCACGGGCCAGCTCATGGATCGTGGTCTGGCTAGCCTCGATGCGGTCGACGATGACCTGCTTGTCAGCGGCGAGCGCCTGCGAGCGCTGCAGGAAGATCTCCGGCGTATAGACGCCGGTCTCGACCAGCTCATACGCGCGGGCCTCCTGCGCCTCCAGTTTGGCAAGCTGCTTGCGGTCGGCGGCGATCGAGGACTCGAGCGCGGTGCGCATGGGCGTGTCATCTGGCGCAGCGGCCTCACCGAGCTCCAGCTCACGCAGCCAGCCACGCAGAGCATCCAGCACGGCGTCCTCCACATCATCATACCACGCGCTGACGGTCGTGCAACCGTAGGAGGGACAAAGGAGCGTATCGCGGCGGTTGCCGGACGACGGACGGCGCACCATCACGCGGCCGCACTGGTCGCAGCGGACGAGCCCGGCGAGGCTCGTCACGGTCCCCCATGCGCCCTTGCCGCGCGGGCTGGCGCTGGAATAGCTCAGAGCGACGGCCTTGTCGTACTGCTCCTGCGAGATCAGGCCGTCGTGCAGCCCTTTATAAAGCTTCAGGTCCTCCTGCCGGGTGCGGGGGCGACTGACGACGACAGCGCCGTCGACAATGCGCTTCGTCTCCGGTCGGCCACCGGATTTGATCCAGCCAGCATTCGCCGGATTGCGCAGGATATCCAGCACAGAGTCCGCGCGCCAGAGGCTGCCGGAGTTGGTCGGGACGCCGAGGCTGTTCAGCCGCGTGGAGATCGCCTTCGCGCCGATGCGCGCACAGCCCTCGCCGGTGTACCAGTTGTATATCTGCTGCAGGACGGGGGCCTGCTCCGGGTGCGGGACAAGTTTGTAGCCCTTGTCATTCGGCAGCTTCTCACGCGACCAGCCGAAGGGCGTCTTGCCGGAGATCCATTTGCCCTCGCGCAAGGACGCCTCCTTGCCTCGGGACAGGCGGCGCTTGATGGTGTTGTACTCGCGCCGGGACATAAAGAGGCCGAACTCAAAGTATTCCTCGTCCATCTCATTGTTCGGGTCATAGGTCTTATTCGGCGTGACGATGCGGGTGTCGGAATATTTAAATGTCTGGGCAATAATGCCCTGGTCGATGGTGTCGCCGCGCGCCAGACGCTCGACCTCCATGACGATGACGCCCGCGTAGTTCCCGGTCTCGACGAGCTGCAGGACCTTCTGCACCTCCGGCCGGACGGCAATGGAGTCGCCGGTCACGACTTCCTCGCAGATCTCCACGACGTTCAGCCCGCGGCTTTCGGACAGCGACAA